TGAATCGCCTTCTCTAATTCGTTTTTCCAGCTGTCTCCGTATCGTTTCTTATATTTATCTATTATTTCATCTTCATTTGCAAATAAATCGATATCATTTCGTTCAATAACCTTATTTGCCAACTTAAAACTGAGTATTGGTTGTCCTGGCGTCATATCTTGACAATGGGTTCTGTATTCGTCTGTACCTATCTCATACGAATCTTCTATCGTTTTAACACCAACTTGATTTAATTCAAAGAATTCGTCTGTATCTCCCATTTCTTTTTCGAGAAATTCTAATATACTTGTATCTTCGTATCGTGTTTTTCTGTTTAATATTGCTTCAAATTCTTTATGACTTAATTTGAAATGGTCGGCCGCCACCTCTCTCATCTTCTTATCAGTCAACCTTCTTTTCGCATCTGCATCTTTCCTTAATCCACGATACATATTCAAGGCGCCTTTATACTTGTCTGCGTGGGACATTCTATACAAAGCGTGTTTGACTTTTTTAGGTAACAAATCTCTAAAACGCAACTCAATATTTTCATCAAGTGATTTAAGGTCATACAACCATGCTTTCTTGATTAGTCCATCAGATTCATATGAAACATAATTCGTTCCTCGTCTGACTATCATACCACTCGAACCATCAATATGTTCGACTATATCTCCGACATTGAATATTTTTTCTTGAAAATATTCTTCTCTTAAATCATTGTTTAAAAAGTTAGTAAATGATTCAACACCTTCTTTGATGCCCATACCTTTCTTAACTGCATTGAATAGTTTTTTACTATCTCTTTCAGAAAGACTTGGAACTCCAGACTTGAAACTTCTGAAATCGTTGTTCTTTGCCATTTCTCTCATCTTACTTGCACTCATTCCTGTAACACCTTCAGCGTCAGGATCCCTTTCGCCAGATGAAACGACTGTTACAGATTTGTATTCGTATTCTTTAGTACCATTATACTTGTTTGCAAGTGCTTGAAATTCTGATACACGGTCACTACCTGCAACCATAATAACTTCACCATACACCTTATTATAGAATTTCAATATTTCCATAAATGTTCTTTGAGTTCCTCCAGCAGCCTTTATCTTGTTCTCTCTGAACATCTTCTTCATAAACTTAACTTTAGTTTTTTGGTCTAGTGGATTACTGCGTTTGTCGGTTGAGGCACTAGCATAAACAATGTGATTAGCACCATTTTTCCTAGCTTGTGTAATCACTTCTTTCATAAGTTTAGCATGCCCTATAGTAGGAGGGTTGAACCTACCGAAAGCAAAAACCAGTTTGCTAGTCTTATCTAATGCCTCATCGACCGGTCTAAGACCGTGTTCTTCGTTTCGTAAAGAGTCTATCTCAGCATCAGTTACTTCATCATCATCTAAAATGTGTATACATTTTTTCAAGAATGTAAGATAATGGTATTTCTCTAACATCTTGTAAATTACATTCTTCGGTAATCTATTCTTAATACTAAATGTTCTAATCTCGTCTGGTGTCATATCTCTATCAAATGACGCTCTTCTGTCAGCATCAACTGTAGCATATACATCACCTAAATCTTGTAAGTCTTTCTTTATTTCGGCTAATTTACCAGCAAGTCTTTTTTCTAAGTTTTTAATCTCACCTGGTTTCAAATCTGAAAGTTCATCATAGTCAACAATATCTCTTTTTAATTCACCTTTAATAACATCTATTTCATCTACCTTCTTCTGAAAATCTTTAAGATATAAATCCATATCAAACACATAATCTTCTGGTCGTTTAATAAACTTTTGACCCTTAATATCAAAGACAGCATCAGCTTTACTATTCTGTGAATCATAAGTTTCTCTATCTGTAATGAAATAGTAATTTATAGGATGTTCTGTTCCTGGTATTTCGATACCTTGAATGTTATCTGGATTTGAAGCAGACAAATATTTCTTAGATAATCTTACTCGTTCATCTTCTCTTTTTTCTACTGGCACATCAAACAACACATTGATATCCAAGTCAGCATCATTTCTATATCTCTTTGTAAGTATAGAACCAATCAAAGTGTATTTCAGAACAGGATATTCTTTTTCAAATTCTGCCAACTGGTCCTCAATCATCTTGATTACAGATGGTTTTATCTTTGGATTTTTAGTATTCGCATCATCAAATACCTTAGGAGCATATGTCTGCCTTGGTATATCGATTATTGATTCTGTAAATGTGCTAAATGTTTTCATTTTTTACCATTTGTTTTTTTACTGTACGCCTGAGCGCCAAAAAAGGCAGCGACAATACCAGCAACTGCGACAAAGTATGTAGCCGCCATATCGCCTAGTATCTTACTAGCGCTGTCTAACCCCACCAATACTGCAAGTACTACTGCAAAAGGATATAACAATAATCCGCCTAGTGCGAACCATGTCATCTTGCGTTGAGCATCTCGCATTGCATCCGCATCTTCAAGTTCTTTTCTTTTGAACTCTAAATACATATCGTGTTCTTCTTTACTTACTTTACCATCTCCGTCTGTATCTGCCGGATGATATGTAGTTTTAACTTCTTTCTTTTCTTCGTCTGCCATTATCCTTTCACCCAATTTTTGGCCATGTTAAAGTTTGCACGACTAAATTCTAATCTGTCTACAAGTTTAACTGCACCTGATTTTTTAATTGCTACATATCCTTCAGGATTTGTAACTTTATATCCATTCTTTGTTCTTAAAAAAGAACCTATACTCTGTATACTATTTAGTTTGTTCATCAATACAGTCTTTGCTGACTGAAATGTTATGTATGTTGCGATAGCAAAATATAGACCTTCTCTATCTGCTCGTAGTATTTTCATACCCTTTTCTTTTATTTCTTCGTACTTTTGTTTCGCCGCTTGTGTCTTTTTACTATCAATTTCTTTTTGTAGTTTCTGTATAAAATATACTTCAAAGTTATTAGCTAATGCTTTTGTGTTTGTAATTGGAGTACCTTGTCTTATGTAAGTATTGAAGAATGTTTTCAACTGAACACCCAACGACAATGGACCTTTATCTTTTTTAATCTTATCTATAAATGCACCTGCTTTGTAAGCAGAGCCTTCTGCCATTCTCAAAATATTATCAAACGCAATTTCTTCTGTTCTTGTAAACCCAGGATTAGTTTGTTTGTATGTAGCGTCATCAAAAAATACACTTCTATTTTTACTTAAAGAACTTGTACTTGCGCCAAAAGTTGCACTCAATCCTTTGATTGTTTTGCCAGAATATGATGTATGGAAAATAATACCAATCTTGGCAGCATTAATTTTTTTATAAAGAGAACTACCCAACATCCCGCCGGCTTTAGGCACGGCATATGTTATTGTGTTCGGTGTAAAAACAATTGAATCTTTTCCATCTACCTTTGCTGTTGATTTATCACTACTTGTAAATAATAAATCACCTTGTAAGATGCCTTTGATACCTAATTTAGGAAAGTATTTCAATGCGGCTATCAATTTGTCTGCCAACGCACCACTATGATTTCTCTTAATGTCTGCGTTTGTGTAATTGATTTTTGGAGTTACATTGAATAGAGATTTGGTTGCAACAAAGAACTTGCCGTTCTCTGGATTTATGCCACAGAATATAGCAGGAGCGCCGTCCCATTTGACAGAGATTTGCGAGCCGCCCTCGCCCCCTTGTAGCATTTGTTTGATAGATTTTAGAAACGCAATGGCAGTTTTAGCACCTTTGGTCCCATTATTGATAATCTCGTCTTCCAGATGTTCGAGATGTGTGTTTCTATCTTCTGTTAAGTAGTCTTGAAAGTCTTGCATTACACTTTGTCCATTAATTTAATTTACACTTATATTTATAATATAGGTATATTATACACTAGTTTTATGTCTAGGTGTAAGTATTTGGAGTCGAAATATTCAACTTAAATTGAATTGGATTCAACTTAGTCTTTTGCAATTACGAATGGACTAGAGCTTATTGTTCTCGAAGCTGTATAAGCAAAAATTGCTCTTACAGCGTTGTGTTGTTTTTCTCCTGGTTTACTAAAATAATCATTAATCAATGGTCGTATAGCATTCATTACTGTTAGTCCAGAGATTGCGCCAATATCATTATTAAATTGGGATTTTATAGTCTTGTCTTTAGATTTGTATCTTTCGTTTCCGCCGCCGTATTTGTTATATTGAAGAGCGGCTTCTTCAAATTTACTATAATTTTTATCCCAAGTTCTTGACAATTTATTTGCAAATGTTGAGTCAACTTGTCTTAGAAGTTTTGTAAATAGGGGTATACCTACAACTTGTCCGCCCGCCGCCGAAGCACCCACATAACTTAAAATTACCTTAACACCTTTACTTGGTCTACCCCCGCTTGAAGGTGTGTGTCTAATTTGGATTCTTCCTTTTGCGTTGCCCGAATTTAAAGTAATATAGATATCTCTACCGCCTGAATATGGACCAAGTTGAAAGTTTTTAGTTGGTGCAGAATACTTAAAACTACCCACCATAGGATCCCATTTTTGAATTCCTGTACATACGGTGTCTGCTAGTAATTTTTCTTCAGCATCTCTTGAGAAATTAACTTTTTTAATCATAATATCTTTAACAACCTTTTTAAGTGATAGCGGTAGTAAATCACCAGACGCTATCATATCACCAACATATTTATTCAATACCGCAAATGTTAAATTGTTATTTTGAGTTTCTTTATTTATAGATAATTTTCTGAAAAAGCCTCTTGCTTTATCAGACGCAAAATAAATGTCTGCTGGAGTCCATTTATTAATATCTCCAAAAAACTTCTGGCCATCTTGTTTAGCTGATTGATTATTTGCTGATTTAAAAAGTGTGGACATAACACCCATAACTTCATCATCACCGTGTCTGTAAAATAGGTCTTGCCAGCCTGGTTTCTTTATCTTAGAGAATTTTTTAGAAATATCATCAATCTCATTAATGATATACTGTGCGGTTGATAAAGATGATAAAAACCAATCAGGATTTTCTTCAATGTATTTTACAATTGTGTCTTTAGATTTTGCAGTTTTTACAGCATTAGAATTAAATGCTCGGTCAATAAGGCTTTTATGCGTATCAAAAAATTCAGGAGCCTTTTTAACCTCATTTAGGTAATGTTTAAATTCTTGATTGGTTTTTCTAGTTCCTAGTGTATCTGCGATATAGCAAAATAGTGCTTGAGCGCCTTCTGCTTCGTCTGTACTCATTACTGGCATAATTTTCCCTCCTTATAGTCATATTTATATCTCTATAATATACTAATATGGTGAGAAAGTCAAGCGTTATTTGGAGTTATTTGTCGGGAGCTAGGCCTTCTTCAAATTGTTTAACATGGGTGTCAAACATTTCTTCTTCATATAATATAATAGTAATCAAACTGTATATCGCCATGTCCATCAAGGTGTCTTTAATACTTTCTTCTTTGAATTGAAAATCACCTTTCTTTATGAAGTTACTTATTCGGGCATATTTGTCGCCCATACGAACAACAGAACCCTTCCAAGGGGATATACCCGCTAACTCTGATAGTCTGAAATTAGCGAATACATCTCCATCATCGCCATAGTCATGGCGTTTGGCGTCATGTAGCTTTTTAATTACATCTAAGATTTCGTGGAATCTTTCACTTTGAGTAGAGCTCATTACTTAATTTCTGCTTCTGCAGCTGCAACAGCTTCTGCTGCCGAATTAGTAGTAATTGATTCAGTAGTGCCTTCTTCATCAGCTGGTAAATTATCTTGAATATACTGGCTGTGATGTTTTGCTAAAATTTGATTATTCAAAATTTCTGCTTTCAAACTTGCAATTTGGTTGTTTGCGTTTTGCACTTGCATAATAGAGTTCTTGATATTATCATCAAGGTCTTTTTCATCATACTCTTTGCCATTAATTGTTATTGCCATTTTTTTACTCCTCTATATTTTAAAATCCGAAAACTCACCAAGATTCTTGGTGAACTTACTTGTTATTGTGTCGCTTTGACCACTTTCAACTAAATCCTCTTGTGCCTTTTGTTCTACATCATACAAACGCATTTTGGACCTATCAACCCCAATAATAAACTTTCGATTTATCGTTGGGTCATTGTATCTATTTTTTAACTGTTTAACCAATATCTGATTCTTTTGTTCTAATTCCTCAGATGAGATTAGTGCAAACATAAAGTCTGCTGTTGCCGGAAGACCAAAACTTTCTGATGTATCTTCCAAACCAACATCACTACTCACAAAACCACCTCTAGTTGTTTGTGTAGCAGAGAATACTGGAATATCGTGTTCGACTGCAAGACCTCTCAATTCTTCTGCAATCGCCTTAATATATGTGTATGAATTAACTCCTGCGCCTGCTCTAAATCTTGATGAAGCACATATATTCAAGTAATCAATAAAAACTATATCTGGTTTAAACGACTTCTTCAACGCCAATTCACTTAATAAATTTTTAAAATGTCCAACATGAGCTGATGCTGTTGGATATTCTTTAACGATTAAAGTGCCTGTCGTTTTACTTTGTAGTTTATTTATCTTTGTTTCATACATTTGATATGGCAATTCTTCTAAATCACTCATACCAACATTCAATAGATTAGCGTCAATTCTTTCTGCGATTCTTTCTTCTGCCATCTCTAAAGTGATATACAATACATTTTTGCCTTGTA